CGCTGCCCGGGTCCCATCTCCAGACCCCTTCGCCGTACGTGGCCACCCATACGGTGCCGCCGTCGCCGAGGACCGCGGTGATGTTGCGGGAGGACACACCGGGAACGGCCCGGATGAGCGGCGCCGGGCCTTGCCCGGCGTCGAACTGTGCGTGGACTGCCAGGCGAGAGCCGAACAAAAAGGGGCGGTGCGATGGGGCTGATGGAGCTGGCGGCAATAGTGACGGCGATCGCGGTGCCGGTCGGCGGCGCCTGGGCGATGCTCAAAGTGATCGTGGCGCAATTCGAGAAGCGCCTCGATGAGCGCTTCAATGCCCTGGAAAAGGCGCGCCAGGCCGGACGCAGCCGGCTGGATGAGCGCCTGGCCGCGATCGAGCAGTCCTATCACGCGCTGGAGCGCGAGCTGCTCTCGCTCAAAGCGGACATGCCGGTGCACTACGTGCGGCGCGAGGACGCGATCCGCTCGGAGACGGTGATCAACGCGAAGCTCGACGCCCTCGCCGCCAAGATCGACCTGGTGGCCGATCGCCAGAAGCAAGGATGAACCATGACCGACGCCATTGATTTCGAAAGAGCCTCGCGCGAGACGCTGCGCTGGCTGATCCTGTCTACGCTGAACGCGGCGCGGCCGCTGGGCGCGGCCGAGCCGCTGGTGCTATCAGCCATCAGCGGCATCCCGTTCCGCGTCACGGCGCTGGAGCTGCGGCGCGAGCTGGATTATCTCGAGGAGCGGCGCCTGATCGAGATCGATCCCGCCTCCAAGGACACGCCCACCTGGCACGCCAAGCTCACGCGCCACGGCGTCGACGTCACCGAGTACACCGTCGCCATCGAGGCCGGCATCGCGCGGCCGAAAAAATACTGGTAGGCCGTGGGCCAGCGCTCCAAGATCACGCAACTGCCGCGCGAGGTGCGCGAGTGGCTCGACGGCGCGCTGATCGAGGGCAACTTCTCCGGCTACGAGGCGCTCGAGGCGGAGCTGAAAAGCCGCGGCATCACCATCGGCAAATCCTCCATACACCGCTATGGCGCCAACCTGGAGCGGCGCCTGGCGGCGATCAAGGCCTCGACCGAAGCGGCCGCGGCGATCGCGCGCGCCGCGCCCGATGACGAGGACCTGCGCTCCGAGGCGGTGATCTCGCTCATCCAGACCGAGATCTTCGACACCATCGTGCAGCTCCAGGAAGCGGCCGATGCCGACCCGACCGCGCGCGTGAAAATGCTCTCGGCCGCGGCGAAGAACATCGCGACTCTGACGCGCTCGAGCGTGAACTTGAAGCGGTTTCAGCGGGAAGTGCGCGACAAGATCACGTCGGCTGCCGACGCCGCGGCCAGGATCGGCAAGAAGGGCGGACTGTCCAAAGGCGCGGTGGACGAGATCCGGCGCGAGATCCTGGGGATTGCCGCGTGAAGCCATCCAGGAAGTCCCCCGCACTGAACGATCGTTCGGCGCCGCCGGTCTCCACGCCCAAGGAAACCGCGCTCGCGGTGCGCGAGGCCCTGGGCGGCAAGTCGGCGCCGGCGGTGCTGCTCAAATACCAGCAGGAATGGGTCGCCGACCAGGCCGACGTGGCGATCTGGGAGAAGTCGCGGCGCGTCGGCGCCTCCTGGTGCGATGCTTCCGACTCGGTGCTCATGGCCGCGGCGGCCGAGGGCATGGATGCGCTGTATATCGGCTACTCCGAGTCGATGGCGCGCGAGTACGTCGACGACTGCGCCATGTGGTCGCGCGCGTTCAACCGCGCCGCAGGCCAGATGCAGGAGGAGATGTTCGACGATACCGACAAGGACGGCGAGATCCGCCAGATCAAGACGTTCCGCATCGACTTCGCTTCCCGCTCCAAAATCCTGGCGCTGTCCTCGCGCCCGCGCTCGATCCGCGGCAAACAGGGCAAGGTCACCATCGACGAGGCGGCCTTCCACGACGACCTGGCCGGCCTGATCAAGGCGGCGATGGCGATGAAGATCTGGGGCGGGCGCGTGCGCATCCTCTCCTCCCACAACGGCGAGGATAACGAGTTCAACCTGCTGGTGAAGGACGTGCGCGCCGGCAAAGTCCCCTACTCGATCCACCAGACCGCGTTCGCCGACGCGCTCGCCGCCGGCCTGTACGAGCGCGTCAAGCTGATCCTGGGCGAGCGGCTGAAGGAGAACACGCGCGCCGAGTGGGAGGCCCACGTGCGCGCGCTCTACGGCGACAACGCGGGAGAGGAACTGGACTGCATCCCGCGCCAGGGCTCCGGCGTCTACATCCCGCGCACCCTGGTCGAGCGCTGCCAGCGCGACGGCATCGCGGTGATCCGCTACGCCAAGCCGCTGGAATGGATGCTGGACGACCGGCGCCTGGAGCAGGCGAAGCAGTGGATCGCCGACACGCTCAAACCGGTCATCGACTCGCTGGATGCGACGAAGCGCCACGTGTTCGGCCTCGATTTCGGCCGCACCGGCGACCTCTCGTACATCCCGGTGTTCCAGGACCAGGGCGCGGGCAAGTGGCGCGAGGCATTCGCCCTCGAGCTGCGGCGCATCCCGTTCGATGTGCAGCAGCTGATCGTGTTTTTCCTCATCGACGAGCTGCCGCAGTTTCACCACGCCAAGTTCGACGCGCGCGGCAACGGCCAGCAGCTCGCCGAAGCCGCGCTGCAGAAAGCGGGCCCGGCGCGCATCGAGTGCGTGATGGCGACGCCCTCCTGGTACGCAGCCAACTTCCCGCCCTACAAGGCGGCGCTCGAGGACCAGTCGATCGAGATCGCCAAGGGCGAGGACGTGATCGCCGACCACCGCCGCGTGGTCCTCAAAAACGGCTACCCGACGATGGACGACGGCCGCGACAAGGGCTCGGACGGCGACTACCGCCACGGCGACGGCGCCATCGCGCGCGTGCTCGCCTGGGCGGCAACGCGCCAGGAAGGCCAGCCCGCGGCCGGCGAATCCGTCGACCCCGATCCGGACACCTACCTACCCGAGCGCATGGCCGGGCGGCGGCGGCTGACGATGTTCAGAAAGGCGGCGTAAACGTGGCGTTTAAAAACTATTTGATGCGCGTCATCGACGCGGTGCTCCCCGATCCCGGCCAGCCGGTGCGCGAAGCCGCGTTCCGCGAGGCCTACGGTGAAACCATCGACGCCGACGAGGACCAGTGGCGCAGGCTCACCGGCGACTCGACGCGCGACCTCTCGCCGATGACGCAGGCGAAAATGCAGAAGATCGCCCACTACCTGTGGGAGCAGAACCTGCTCGCCAACCGCCTGATCGAGCTGCCGGTCGCCTACCTCCTGGCCGAAGGCGTGAAGCTCACCGTCAAGGACGAGGAGAACCAGAAGACGCTCGATCGCTTCTGGAAGGACCCGATCAACGAGATGGCCCTCAAATTGCCGAAGAAGGTGCGCGAGATGGCGATCTTCGGCGAGCAGGTGTGGCCGGCGTTCGTCAACGAGCACGACGGCATGGTGCGGCTCGGCTATCTGGATCCGGCGCTGATCGCAACCGTGGTCAAGGACCCGGACAACCCCGAGCAGACCATCGGCATCGTCACGGGAAAAAACAAGCCGGGCGGGGCGCGCCGCTACCCCGCCGTCATCAACG